GCTCCCATATCCAAAAATTGATCGGCTTTATCCATATCTTCAAATAGCAAATCCATATGCAATTGATTTCGAGCTAATGTGTAATGCACATGTTGAAATGGTGAGATATGCCATAAAGGGACGTAGTCTGTATTTACCATTCAAACTCCTAATTCGCGCCCATAAAAAAACCCACCGAAGTGGGCAGTATTTTTTTAGATTTTTAAATCAACGGAAATTTCACTCAATTTTTCCTGATTTACTACTAATTCATCTAGAGTATTCGAAATTTTTTTAATATCAATTAAATAAGATAAATCATCTGCATCATACTTTTTTTGTACCTCAAACATTTCTGTAGCGCATTCACGTATTTTTATCAGAGATTTTGCTGCTTCAATACAGAACATTTGAACATTCAAATCATGTAAATTTACTCTTTTAATATCATTGAAAAGCATATTTGTTTGTAGATAAATATCATTTCTTAATTCAAATACTTTTAAATAAGTACTCATTTGCTTCTTTTCCCCTACACATATAGAGTTAAAAAAAGTTAATAGAGTTTTATTCGCAATGTAAATATTATGAATAATTTGCTCCGCATCTTTTTCAAGCTTTACTAATTTATGTTGTTCACCAATCAGTAAAAAGAACAAAAGCAGCTACAGGAGCTAAGAAGGACGCTGCAATAGTTAGAGCATCTTTTAAAACATCATAAGCTTTTTTATGATCAAAAATGAAGTCTTGTATTGGATACTCACTTAATAAAAAGAAACTAATAACCAAGTACCAAAAAACTCCTCCAAAAGTCCAAAAACCTACGAGTTTAATTTTATTTTTTAACTCTTTCTTAGCCATATATCCCCCTATTTTAGAAGGATATTAGATCAAGTATTTAAACCTTCCTCAACTGACATTTCCATATTGTGCTAGCTGGATCCTGCTGGATATGAATAACGCGGAATGAGCCTAAGGTTGTTAACCATTCATCATCAATTTTTGGAGTTAAAGACACTTCATTTTGAAGCACGGTCGCCTTTTTATCCGTAGCCAGTACTCCAAGCGTTTGGATCTCATATTGACTGTATGAGCCAAACAGAACGCCACGACCAGAATAGTTTTCTTTAACCTCAATAGAAGTTTCAGTTTTAGGATCCCAATTAGTTTTTGAGATGCGCTCACATGTAAAGGTATGAACGGCATCTGCTAAATCATCATTAAATGCTTCAGCAATGTCTGCCTGAATTTCGTCACGTAAGCCCATTAGATTTTCCTGACAAAAAAGACGGATTTCCGTTTGCAATACGGTTTTATCAAATCAAGAATGAATTGCTCGATTGCACTAAGCTTTACTGATCCGTCCTGATATTCCTTTTCGGTCTCAACCGTATCAGCTTTGACTTTCTTACGTTTTAGTGCCTGTTCTTGCCCTTGATATAGATCACCTTTCATAATGCCCTTGATGATTTGATAGGAGGCCGTTTTTAAAGGTTCAGGTACTTGGGTAGCATCTTCATAAGGCCTAACGTTACGTGCTAGTAGATAAGCTTCTGACATCTGAAGGTATTGAGCCTTATCACTAGCAGATAAAGCATCAAAGCCTTCAACATGTTCTATCGCTTCTTGTTCAGTGATAAAGCTCATGGATTATTCCTTTGGAATTAATGCTAAAAGTTCATCTTTTTTAGCACCTGCTTCAAATGCAATGCCTTTTTCAGTTAGTACAGCTCGAAGCTCATCTACTTTTAGACCAGCATAGTTAATTGGTTGTGGTTGAGTATCACTTGGTTTTTGGTCATTTTCAGGTGTTTGACCACCTTCACCTGATTCAAGTTCAGCAATACGTGCTTTCATCGCTTCAGGATCATTTTGAAAAGCAATAAATTCGCCCTTCACAGTTGCAAGCTGTTCCTCAGCAGACAATATTGCTTGTTCTGATTCTGTTAATTTCGCCACCACAGCATCAAATTGCTCAACAGGAACAAGCGAGCCTACATTAAAATTTGGTTCTACTGACCCGTTTAAATGTGAATATGCATTACGAATTTCATCTGCATTAGGAAAATCATCATCTACATGTACAAATGAAGCTTCTCCAATAACTCCTAAAAATGAAGTCCGATAACATGCATTGTGTTCACGATTTTCAGGAATTGTATTTGTATAAATGACTTTCATTTTTATCTCCAAAAACAAAGGCGACCGAAGTCGCCATGTTTATTAAGGTGTGCCAGAAATAACTGCAGCAAATGGGACAAGTTTACGGTCGAACACTCGTTTCCAATTTGAGCCGTCCGAATATTGGCCAATTGTTGGTGTTTTATTTGGATCCTTTTCGCCTTCCCAAGAAAAACCAGCAGGTTGTAAAATATAAGTTTTACGTTCAACAATAGTTTCTGAACCACCACCGTTACCACCAAGCTCATCACGTTGCAAGCCAACAGGATTAGCTGGAGTTCCTTCACCATAGCCAAACGCACCGGTACCAAAGAACATCGTTAGATATTGCTTAGAACCATAGGTAAGGCCATCATCCATGAAGATTGGTTTGCCAAGATAGGTTGTTAAAATGATTCGACCTTGTGAATCTTGGATATACTGGATAAGGTCTTTCTTCACCATCTGTTTCATTACAGCTGAATGAACACCAATAGCAGCAAACTGATCTGCTGCATCACCAGCGGTAAATGCAGCATCTTGCATAGCATCAGCGGTCATTGTTGCTCCCGCATCAATAACCATGTCACCAGAATTATTAGCAATGTTAGAGGCAATAATTCCTCGAGCTGCACCTAATAAGTAACGCTGCCATTGACGCTCCCAATACTTTCCATATCGGTTACGAATGTGTTGCATTGGCTCACTATTAGCCAACTCGGTTGTTAAATCTGCTACACCATAAGGTTTGTTGAGATAAAGAGTTCGTGCTTGCATACTACCTTGAGTAGCTTTACCCACTTTACCTTTTTGATCAGGATCATCTGTAGAAGTGTTTGGCTCTTCATTAGCATCAAGATCTTGCCAATATGAAATAGTTGAAGTGCCTTGGCCGTTGTTGGCAATTGCATCTAAGGCTTCATTTTTAGTGACAATACCGGATTGATAAACTGCTGTTTTTTCTGGAGAGTTTACTGGATCTAAAGTCGCGTAATATTCACCAACGAAAATATCTTTTAATTGGGTGGCTGGCATATTTATTTACCTTTTGTTTGCAATAATTGTTGGAAAGCTGTTGGGTTTTCACGAGCTAAAGCCGCTCGCTCAACTTCTGTATAGTCAGACCATTTCTTAATTGAAGTTCCTGAACCAGGCGAACCAGAACCATTTGCTTTAGGCCAGAAGTAAGGTTTGTTCTCGCGTAAGCCTTCTACCCACTCCTTAGGAGTAACAGGGTTAGAACCATCTTTACCAATCACCACTTCACCATTTGCATCGATTGCAACAGCCTTGCCGTTTTCATCTAATGAGAACTGTGATTGAGCTAAAAATGCGATATCTGCTGTTGCTTCACTCAAGGCACCCATTTCAACGGCTGCCTGAACGATCTGACCTTGAATTACGGACTGACGGAATTTATTTGCATAGGTCTCTGCTTTGTCAGCTCGCTCTTTCTCGGCCTTAAGAAGCTTTTCATGCTCTTCACGCATTTTCTCGGTACGTTTCTGAATAACTTCTTCAATTTTGCCTTCAGCAATAAGTTTGGATTCTTCATCCTGATTTGATTTATCAAGCAAGACCTTGATTGCATCCAGATCCAACCCGTCAACCTTTGATTTCAATGAACCTAGTTCATCTTTCAACTCTTTTTTATCTTTGATAAGTTCTGCATTCTTATCTTTAAGACCTTTAACAGCTTCATCAACGGCTGCTTGAATAGCTGCTTTAATTTCAGGATTTTCCAAATCAACTTTGATTTCGTCTGGCATATTAAAATCTCCTAGAGATACCGCTTAGCGGGTTTAATTGTTGAACCTTCTGCTTAGCTTCAGGCAATAAAAAAGCGCCCCTAAGGACGCTCTATTTCAATGAGTTATTTATGCAATGTTGTAGCCTTCTACACCACGTTTTTGTCGATTACGAGTTCGTTGCTCAAGCCACATTTGACCTTGCTCAATATTAGTAATAGCAAGCGAATTTTCACGGCAAGGAAATTTTTCATTCAGAACACGTAAACGATGTAAAACTATCGCAAGTAATGCTTCATTCGTGATGCCATTTACTCCAACTTCCTTAACTGGACCAAGTTGAAATTGAATTGGAGTAAGTGAATCTCCAGTTACGATGTCATAGAAATGACCGGTTTCAAGAGACTGTTCACCATCACGGGTTTTAACAGTTTCGTTATGGGTAACTGTTACTCCATTATCATCTTTATGAATTTCACGGCCCATTACACAATTTTGAAAACCATCTAGTTGATATGAATGCTCAAAAACATCTTTTGGCGACCAAGAAATATAACCTTCATGATCTGGATGATTAGCCTTGCCACCATCTTTGTATTCGATTAAATAACCAGGATCACTTGGGTCTTCATTTTCAGGGATTTGCCACCCTTGGTATTCATTGTATTCACCACGCGTCATGGGCGTTGCTAAAACTGACTTAGTACCAATGTATGCAACCATAGATGCTGTTAATAGTTTCTTGCTCATTTTAATACTCACAAAAAAAGCACCCGAAAGTGCTAAGGTTAAAAATTAAGTTCTAAGTGATGAGTGCGATTGCTTTTAATCTTTCAAAAGTAAAACCATAAATTGCCATGGCTCTTGAAATCTTAATTTGAAGAAAAGGCACCAGAATTAATTTTGTGCTCAGAATATATTGAGCATCTGACATATTGATTTGCTTTTCAGTCATTTGCAGTACCTTTAGCTACGTTTCCTTTGCGCCCCAAACCCTTTGTCTAGGTTCGTCACCAACCAAGCGG